TGCAAATTTTATACAATAAAAAAGGGGTTAACTTTATGCTAACCCCTAGTACATCCAACTACAACCACGATTAATTAAGACTACGCTTAGTCTTTAAAATATTTTTCTCCTTTTACAAAGGCTACTACATTATAAGGATTTACTAATTGACTATCTTTAAACAAATCAAAATCAATCGATGCTTTCCTAGGATATGCTACCACATCACCTACTTCAGGATGATTGTTCTCATCTTGCCACTGATATCCAGATGGCAGACGTAATACAATACCTTTTCTGAACGTAGTTAATACCTTTTCTTTAACTGTTTCGGTATCATTGATATCATAACCATTTTCGTCCTTCTTACCAGTCTCTACTGGCTTAATAATTTCTTTCTCTACGTATTCATCCTCTAAGGGTTTAACTATCATATCCTTAGTAGGAATATACACTAAACCGTCTATAACGGTTTTTAATATGTCCTGTTGATTTTCCATACTGGCTAAACGTACTTAATTAATTTTTGTTCTATTACTCTGAAATTTTTCTTAGAATATGACCACCAGCACTACAACAAATACCTTGTGCAACATTGTTTAGACACCCACTAAAGTTTTCAAATTGTCTAAAATAACACCCTCTGCATCCATCATATGCTCTGATTATTTTAAAATCGTCACCATTTATGTTAACAACTCCTTGTCTAATCATTTCTAAGTATTTTGGTTCATTCATCATGATATAGTTTGATAATAATATATTATATACTGCAGTTATCTAGAGTAAGAGTAATGGTTTATATTACTACTAATTGCATTTTAAACTACTATTATATCCTACTCTGGATGTAGGAACGTATTATAATCTAATTTTGTTCCATTTTCTTTAATAATAAATTTTTATTTTAGAGTAAAGCTATCATGAGTACCATTTTTATTCTTACAGAATAACTCACAATTTACCAAGTACTCATCCATAAAATCATTTTCTGAATCTATTTCAATATCTACTTCTATGAGATCACCATTTTCGTATATTTTTTGATAAGTTTTATAGTTCCAATTACCATTCCAATGGTCTTTTATCTTAGTAAAACCATGTTCTTCTAGCCATTCACAACGTGTCATTTTAACATTATTTATGATTATTTAACATATCTACGAGAGTTTCGTAGTTAATACATTAACTTGTTGCCTTAATTCATTTACAAATCTAGTAGCTCCTTTAGGTCCTGTATACCCTAAACCTGGTATTTTATACACGTGATCACCAATACTATGTATACCATACACATTATTATCCTTACTTAGGATAGTTTCTACCTCTTTAACTGTTAATTCTTTTAACATAATTTAACTATTTTTAACGTATCTTATAACCTAAAAGTGTTAATAATTCATAAAATTTGTTAATATCCCTAAAGTAAAGTGAATATGAAATCATCATATGAGCCATACCTTCCTCCATAGGATTCATTAATCTCAGATCTGATACTTTCAAAGCTTTAGTACCATCAGCACAATCCCATTCACTTACTCTAGCTCTTAATAGCTCAAAGTCACTAAATTCATAATAGAGTTGATTATCTTTAATTTCAAATCCTTTATCTTTTAATTCTTGTTCAAATATCATATTGCTGTTATTTAAATTCTAATTAGAGAACGAAAATGAATAATAAGTGTTGTAAAAATTTTTTATAAAAAATATTTTTGTGGGTATAATTGAAAGTGAGGATCAAAATAAAATATTATAAAAATTTTGATAGTGTGCAATTGAGAGTGAGGACCAGTACAATATCAAGTCCCCTCTCCTAACAAGTAGGGGAAATCCCCCGTCAAAGAGTTAATGTGTCAATGGAACCTTATGGTGTATAGGTAACCGTAAAATGCTATGGATTTGTCTATCAAGGATAAAGACGTAAAGAACTACGAACTTACGAAAGTAGAGGTAAAGACCTCTAAAGACGGCAAAGCACGCTATGCAGTGTGCGAGTTCAGACAAGCAGGTCTAAGAAAGGTGCTGCAAGAGCAAACTAGACCTGTTGTGATGCAGTTAATGGCTGCATATGGTAGTACTAAGGAACATGAAGATGAGTACTTCAAGGCAATAGAGGAAACTATTGGTGAAGTTTTTCCCATCTGTCGTGTTGAAGTAACAGGCTTTCCTGACTTTATTCGTAAGGACAATGATGGTAAAATCATCACTGAGACTAAGGAAAGAGACGGTAAGCAAGTAAAAGTAGCTTCCATCTATAACTCTGTCTTCATCTATACACTGTGTACTGACGAAGGCGAATGTATCAAGTCTGATGCAAGTCTTATCAAGCGTGGTGAGAACTTGTACAACAATTCTCAGCGCATTGTTGATTATGTTGAGTATGATACTAAGCGTAAAGCAGCTAAGGCAGCTAAAGAAGCAGCTAAGGCAGCTGAGGAGAAGAAGTCTAATCCGTTGTTGGAGGGTGAAATAGTGGATGACGATGAGTTGTAATGAGTAAGTGGGAGGGAGTGGTGAAGACTGTTCTCCCTCCCCTCATTTTCTCTCTTTTTCACAACAAACCCATTAGTAATTTATATAATATATAGCGAAATTCAAAAAACTAATAACTTTCCAAGACATTGAGGACACCAGTTTCTTATTCGCAGAGTTAGGACGATAAACCAGTGGCGTGCTAAAGATATTCGTCAAGCACTGAAATTACCCGCCAAGTAATAATAAGTTTTAGGTGTAAAATGCTTAGCATAGTTCTCAGGCTCAAATGAGCGACACGGATATTGGGAGCGATATCCTAAACCAAGGAAGATATGGGGTATGCTACACAAATAGTACCATATCAAATCAAGCCATAGCTTACTATAGATAATGTTGTCAGTGCAACACTCTATAGCGGAAAAGTATATTAAACGTATATGCTATGCCACGCTTCAGTACTTTGTTATGTTGGTTCAGCAATATAACTTTACTGAAAGTTACTGTTGTGTGTAATATTAACGGGAGCCAACCCAACCATGTAGTAATACTGTATCAAAGAACTGAAAAAATACAGGAAGGCTATTACTACATGGTTTAATTTGATTATTAATCAATAAAATTATATATTATGATAGCAGTAGTGAAGTGCTATAAGCACAACATAAAACCATTAGTAGTAGAGGTATTTGAAGGTCATGATGAACAAACACAAAAAGATGCTAATGAGTTAGCATCTATCCTAAGTAGGAAGAATAAGTGTGAGTATAAAGTACTCATTGATCTTTCTTGCGTTGCAGTTATAAATGATTCAAAAATAGAAACAAATGAGTAACGGAACAAAAGCAACAATAGGATTTTACATAATGTCATGTTTATACCTATTATCAATGGGATTAGATCCAAAAGCGAAATTCTCAGCAATATTAGATATGATATTCGAATGGTCATTAGCTTATTGGATATTTATTGGAATATGTTACTTAATAATAAACTCATTTAATAAATAATATCATGAGCAAAAGAAAATATCACAAATCAAATTGTGATGCCACAGTTAGGGCAATAGTAGAAGATGCACTAGGACGTAAAGTTATCCTAGTTGGAAAGCACGCTTTCGAGTGGTCTATTATTCTCGAAAAAGAAGGAAAATTAGTAATAACTACCTTTCCTAATAGAGAAAAAGCAGTAGATACATTTAACAATAAATATAGAAGAAAATGAAAGCACTCAATTACATTCTATTTGGTATACTATTGTTAGTATTATTATTTTATGTAGTAATGACAATAAGTCAGCCACGTTATGCAGTAATTAACATATTACTGTACATAATACCAACTTTAATTGGTATCTATTTTGGTGTTAAAGTTATTAAACATGAATAACAAACCACCCAGTGTATGAAGTGATACACAACTCTCTTTTTAATTTAATATAATGCAGCCATGGTTAGTGACAAGCCTAAGTAAATGCAGAGTCATATTAAATTATTTAGTAACTATTGTATTTAGTAAACTATGACAACTAAATACAATAACTAGAGGACATCTTACTATTATTACAACCCAATGTAGTATGAATACTCGTGTATGGCGTAGCTTTCCTTAATTAGGAGCAGTGATAACATCATGTAGGCGCAGAGACGTAGGAGACTTTAGAAGAATAGGCTTTATTATAATTTACGTGCACAGTATTTATAATGATAGCAGTCATAGCCAGAGAAGGAATCGAATTAAACCTTTATTAATGTGGCCACATTAATAACATTCCTTGCAATAGCATGTAGGTTATGCATGGTGCACTATTGTGTTTATTAATAACCAACAGTCTGATACTAACTGAAAATAAGTATCTGGATATACAAAACTCCTATAGTTTAATGGAAAAACGTCAGTATTATTATCTGAAGATTGACAGTTCGACCCTGTCTAGGAGATCAAATTTTTAATATATGAAAAAGATAATATCATTCATTTGGTTAGTATTAAGAGTACTTCTCTATATGATAGTATTGTTAATACTATTGGACGATCCCATCCTATATCCAATATGTGTGATATTATTTGCATATATTGAATTTAAGGATAAACTTAGTATTAGTGTTTTTCATGGTATTTTAGATGATGTTAGAAGAGAATTAAAGTAATCACGTTATTCTTTTGGTTAATAAAGATAATGTCTGCATTAAATACACACCTGTTGTGAAATACGTGTGTATTACTTAAGAAGATTCTTAATTACATTATATTATATGCCTTCTAAAGACAACAAAGATTTGACAACTTATTATATGCCTATTGTGAAATACGCATATAATTTCCCTAGAGTAAAGACAACCTCATCGTAGCTAACTACAATACTTCATGCGCGTTTGGTTAATATACAAAGTTAGCGGTTCTAGGGTCTAGTAGGTTTAAATTGCCGGGCTGAACGAATGCCAACGGCTACCGAAGCTAATAGTCTTTTAAATCTGAATCATTAATACTTAATAATATGATAAGAATAATAATTCAGAAAAAAAAGAGTCATAGTATATCTATATATAAGAGAATTGTGACTCTTAAAAAAGAGCTTAATTTAAGTTGGCTTGATGCAATTAAGTTAGCTTATAAATTAAGTAAAGGATACGGTGTAGTAATCAATACTGCTATCGCATCCAAGCAACAGTGCATGTATTCATACATGGACAATCTTCATAATCAATTATATCGATTATTCGATACTAATTGGAAACAAGATGTAGAAACTGTTGCTATGCAAATACCCAAAAAAGACTTTGACCTATTTAAATTAGGTGGAGGATATAGGGTATATATTGCAACAAAACCCGGTTATATAGATCACTTCTTACAGATCTATCCATAATCAGGTAAGGGAGATTTATTTCTCCCTTTTAAAAAATGACAAACTTGTTGAATTATAGAACTCTATTCATGTATCTGTTGTGAAACACATACTGATTAAATTGAAATCCTAAGTAGATACATGTAACAGCTTGGCGGCGCTAGTGGCTTATGGTCTACTTAGGATTATTTATGAAAACTATTAACATTAAATATAATCAATATGGCAACAAAAATTAAATTCAACTTTAAAAAAGCGAAATTTAGAATAGCTTGGTTAAAAGCATTAAAGGTAATTTTTGGTCTTGAATTACAAACAGCTAAAATTGCTGTAGATTCTGGAGAATTTTACTACACACTCAGAGATAATGAAACTTATGAAGCTATTTGTATTAAAGTAGCAGAAGTATGTGGAACTATAGGTGAATCCTTTTTCTCAGAAGAAGAAATCAAAAATGTGATGTCTGTTGTAGAACCACAAATAGAATCACAAAGTACAAAAAATATAAATACTACAAATAATTCTCGTAATATACAAGAAATTACTCCAAATGTAGTAAAAGTGGGTTCAGTATATATTCTTACTGAAGAAGAATACAACCATCTTTATAAATGTCGTGGTTTATTAATGGATATGTTAGGTACATATAAACAATTTCTACAAGCTTATGAATCCTTTAAATAAATCTTCATTAAAATGTCTTTTATATGTGTTACTACTATTGGTAGTAGTAGCTGGGGGTATCTACACCATAGCTACTACAGGAGAGTTAATAATAACCTCATTAGGTATGGGTGTTATACTAGGTTTGTTCTTTATTTTAATTAATAAAGAATCTCAAAGAATAGAAAAGTATTTATACGAGGAAGAACAAAAACAACAAGATTTATGAAAGTAGAAGTTTGGTATGCAGTAGATGAAGATGGAGACCAATATCTTTTTACAAAAAAACCAGAGAGATATATTGAATTTGGTATGAATTACTGGACTAATTTAGAATATTCTAATGAAAATGAACTTGCAGGAAGTCTTAATCGAACACAAATATCTGAAAAAGATAGAATAAGATTAGATATTCCTACAATGTCTTGGGAAGATGAACCAATAAAGATTGAGTTAGATATTCAAGCTATAGTTATCAATCAATAAGGCAATATTGCACAGTTTTATTAATAAATCAATTATTTCTATGAACAAGTTTCGAGACGTAGCCATTGGGCTACTTTGCATCGTACTATTGGGAGGAATCCTATGGTATGGGTACGATAAGTACCATGGTACAGAAGCTAAAGAAGCTTCAGAATCAACTAAAACTGAGGTCATTATTCCTACTTTGGAAGAAAGACTTAACGACTGGAATGTTGAAAAGCATGACATGGAATTGTATGATTTGTGTATGGAACTTCCAGAACAAATCGTACGTACTATTCTTAATAGAATAGGTACAACTGCAACGTATGAAGAGATTGCTGAAGAGTATCTCCGTAATACAAACTATTATATTAGTATGCAGTTAAAAGAAGTTATTCCGGGAATAACAGGTCCAGATGCTAAGAATGCTAAAGTGGAAATAAAGACTGAAGTAAATAGGCCGGAAAAAGAAAGTGAGAAAGCTGTCAAAGTACCAATTACGGTAATAGATAGTATTAAATGATCATGATTGCAATAACTTTTTTGAATTTCTGACTTATAATTCATTTATATGCATTGCCTGTGAAGGTAGTGCATATTTTTATTATAAGATCATCAGAAGATGGAGCGTGTGGTTGCAGCCTTTGAAAAGCAGAAAACCACCGCTGAGATTGCCGAGATACTGAA